AACGCCTTCAAGATCGCGACGGCACGCTGCTCACCCGTAACCTGGACCTTCATCACTTCGAGCGCCTCCTGCCGTCGCGATCTTGAAGGCGTTCGATAAGGACGTGTTTAAGGGGATCGATAAGGGGTTGAAGGAGGCGGGTGAGGTGCTGCGGGACGAGGTCCGGGTGAAGACTCCTAGTGGTGCCCCGTTGTCGGGCTGGGGCAAATGGACGGCGACGAGGGTGAGCCGCAAGGGCGTGTCAACCACACGTGACCTGTCGTTCAACGCGACGAAGATCCGCACGGGCATCAAGGTGAATACGAAGCAGCCGAAGAAGGTTTCGACGGGTGGAGAGTTTGCGGTCGCGGTTGCTACGACGTCGCCGGCCGGTGTCATCTTCGCGCTCACCGGATCGAATCAGAAACGGCGGTCAGAGAACTACCGGGGCCGATCCTTCTACGACAACATGAACAATCGTTTCGGCGAGAAGTATGCACGCGGGTTGAATGAGGCAGCGAACAACAAGCCGGTCGTCGCGAGGGCGAAGGAGAAGGTCGCTGAAGTGATTCGTGAAGCGGAACGTCAAGCGAGCAGGTTCTTGGGGGGTCGACGCTAATGGCTGTTGAGATCCTGATCACGGGCGATTATCGGGACCGTGACATCAAGCGGGCACAACGCGACCTTGATTTGTTGAAGACCCAGTCGGGGCTGACTGGCGCGGCGTTCTCGAAGATGTCGGCGATCGGGGTCGGGATGGGTGCGGCGGTCGGTGCCGCTGCGATCGCGGCTGCTGCTGCGGGCGCACGGATGGCGCTGGAGTTCGGTGTCAACGGGGTACGGGCTTTCATCGCGGATGATGCGGCGGCCGCACGGCTCGCGCAGACGTTGAAGAACCTTGGGCTTGAGGGTGCGACCGCAGCGGTCGAAGCCAACGTGGACTCGTTGCAGCGGGCTGCGGGTGTCGCCGACGATGTTCTTCGTCCGGCGCTGGGTCGGTTGCTGACGTCGACAGGGAACGTCGCGGAGGCGAACAAGCTCCTCGCCCTCGCCGTCGATGTGAGCGCGGGCACGGGCCGCGATTTAAATCAGGTCGTGCAAGCCCTCGCACGGGCGTCGGACGGGTCGACGGCTGGCCTGACACGGCTCGGCGCTGGACTCGACAAGGCGACCCTCGCGACCGGCGACATGGATCTCATCACGAAGGAACTCGCGGCAACGTTCGGCGGGCAAGCATTAGTGAAGGCTCAATCGTTCCAAGGGCAGATCGACCGTGTCGGGATCGCCTTCGGGGAACTCCAGGAGTCTTTCGGTCGAGGGTTTATGGCCGGTGTTGTGGCTGGCTTTAATGACGGCCGGAATGCGGGTGATCAACTCGCCGACACGCTCCAGGCTTTGGAGCCAACGTTCTTCGATCTGGGTGAAACGATCGGCGGGGTCGTGCAGCATGTTCCGCGGTTCGTCGCCGGTTTCAAGGTGATTGTGAACGCGGCGACACTCACTCGTGAAACATTGCTTTCGGCGGTGAAGACTTTCATCGCCCTTGATCAGGCGGTGCGGGGAGATTTTGAGGGTGCAGCGGCAACCATGCGCGACGCCCTTGATCGGATCAAAGTTTCGGGCGACTCGGTGGTGGTGGCGTTTAACGAGTTGACGAGTGGTGCGATGCCAAAGCTGGACACCGGATTGAAAGGCATCGTTATCGGCGGTCTACACGCTGCCGAAACACTCGGCGGCGGTGGCGGCGGCGGGGGCCGCGGAGCCGGAGGCGGTGGAGGTCTCGCGGGTGGTGCATCCGCAGCGGCTGACAAGATTGTTGTCCTGACCGAGAAGCAAAAGAGGCTCGCCGAGGAGATGGCCGTAACTCAGATTGCGGCAAAGATGGCGAGCGATTCTCTAGACAAAATCAAAAAGGCTGCGGACGATTACGCGGCGTCAACGACTGCGGCGATCCTCGGAACGGTCAGTCTCTCGACGGCATTCAGCGACGCGCTGAAGGCGAGTGAGGCGGGGACGCTCGCGAGCGGTCAGACTGTCGCCGGTGCGACGATCGCGAACCTTCAAGCGCAGATCGATGCGACGAAAGCGTTCGAGGCATCCCTTCAAGCTATTTACGCGGCCGGTGGATCACTCGCACTCATCGAGCAACTGCGAAAGACCGCACTCGAACAGGGAATGCCAGCGGGCACCCTGCTCGCGACTGAGGTCCTCACGGGTGGGTTCGTCCCAGCATTAACGGAGCAGCTCAAGGGTTTCAACGTTTTCGCAACCGCTGCGGGTACGGCGATGAAAGACAACTTCTTCGCCCAAGGCATTGAGGACGCGAACGCTCTCCTCAACGGGTTGAGTAAGGAGGTCGCGGCGCAGCAGAAGGGACTCGACCGGCTGGGTAAAAACATTGGGCAGCCGATCGCGGTGGCGATCGCTGAGGAAATAGCGCAGGCGATTAGGGACGGCATCTCCGACGGTCGCGCGGTCGCTGCTCGGCGTCGCATGGAAGCGTTCGCTGCGGCGTCGTTCGTTCCGATCACCGTCGCACCTGGCTCACCGGGTGCGGCGGCGTTCACTGGCGGCGGCATGGTGAATATTGCGCCGATGGCTGCGGGTGGTCCGGTAGCGGGTGGCCGGCCGTATCTTATTGGTGAGCGTGGACCGGAACTGTTCGTCCCGGGCAGTGGTGGCAACATCGTGCCGAATAACGCGATGGGGGGGAACACGTACTCGATCACGGTGCAGGCGGGTGTCGGTGACCCGCGTGCGATCGGGCAGTCGATCGTTGAGTATGTGCGGAAGTTTGAGCAGGCTAACGGGCCGGTGTTTAGGGCAGCATGACGATCCGCGCCCAGATCGCCTTCGACCTGTCACTGACAACGGGCGTCAACTTCTTTACGTTGGACGATGTCGACAAGGGCGTCCTCGACAACACCGAGTACGTCCTCGGTGGTGATGCGCTGATTGACGTCACGGAGTTCCTGCGGTCGGTGCAGGTTGATCGGGGCAGGTCGCGGACGTTGGAGAAGTTCACCGCCGGGCAAGCGAACATCGAACTCGACAACCGGAGCCGGATCTTTGACCCGACTTATGGGCCGGGTCCGTACTTCGGGCAGATCCTCCCGCGTAAACAGATCGTCATCGACGAGGACGGCGAGGAACTGTTCTCAGGATTCGTCGAAGACTGGAACTATTCGTATCCGGCCGGCGGGTTCGATGCGATCGCCGAAGTGTCAGCGTCCGATGGGTTCACGATCCTTGCCCAACAAACGATGACGGCGGGGACGTCGACGGCGCAACTGTCCGGTCCTCGCGTCACAGCGGTCCTCGATCAGGCGGGCTGGTCGGGGGTGAAGCGGGACATCGGGCCGGGGCAATCCCTGCTCGATGCGGACAAAGTCGCAGCGACCACGAACGTCCTGTCGTATCTCCAGCTCGTGGAGACGAGCGAGTTCGGTGCGCTGTTTATCGGCCGGCAAGGGGCACTCACGTTCCGCGACCGGGCGGAGCTTCAAGCATTCACGACGGGGATCACGTTCGGGCCGACCGGTATTCCGTACCGTGACATCTCCGTCGTGTGGGGCACGGAAGAAATGAAGAACACGGTCAGCGTGACGTTCACCGCTGGCGGCACCGTCGCCGGGACCGCCCTCGCCGAGGACAACGCTTCACAAGCGGCATACGGAGTCATCGACCAGACGATCACCACGATCCTGTCGAGTTCGGTGGAGGCGTCCGCGTTGTCGTCGTGGCTCGTCGGCCTGTACTCCCAACCGCAATACCGGGTCGACACGCTCACCGTCAGCCTTGACGGGATTACGGCGGGACAGAAGGCGAGCGTCCTCGACCTTGAACTGGGCGATGTCGTCACGGTCGGGTTCACACCGTCGTACATCGGGTCAGCGATCAGCCAGATCGTGTCCATTGACAAGATCTCGCATCAGGCACGCCCGGATCGGCATGACGTCACGTTCACCCTGTCGGAGGCGCTCGCAGCATTCATCCTCGACGACGCTACCTTCGGCGTCCTCGATGACGATATTCTAGGATTCTAGGGAAGGAGAGGCATGGTTGCTTTCACGGCAGGCGCGGTCCTTACGGCTGCGAACCTGAACACAGCGTTCAACGCGCTCACGATACGAACGGTCACTAGCGTGTCCGACACCCTCGTCCTCGCCGACAACGGCGGGGCGGTGACGTACTCCAACGCATCCGCGACCACATCAACGATCCCACCGAACTCCTCGGTCGCGTTCGCGGTCGGGACGAAGATCGTTCTCATCAACCTGGGGGCCGGTGTCGTCACGGTTACGGCCGGCGCTGGCGTCACGATCAGCGGGTCGGTGTTGACGCTGGCGCAGAACGCAGGCGGGACATGTATCAAGACCGCGACGAACACTTGGAGCTTCCTCCCTTTTTCTAGCGGCGTCGGAAACGCGGTGTACTCCGACGCCAACACAGGCACTTACACCGGGTTCGCTTACAAAACTTTCACCGCATCGGGCACGCTCACGGTCACGACCGCCGGATTCGCGGACGTCATCGTCCTCGGTGGTGGGGCAGGAGGATCAACAAACTCGACGACCGCTGGCGGTGGCGGTGGCGCAGGTGGCGCACTCGTCATCACTAATGCATATTTAGAAGTGGGTACATTAACCGTCACTGTTGGCGCTGGGGGGGCAACGGGGGAAAACACTGTCAACAGTTTGCCCGGTAACACCTCAAGACTCGGCTCGTATTACGGGGTCGGTGGTGGCCCAGCCGGTGGCCGTACTGGAACCACGCGCAACGGGTTCCCTGGTGGCAGCGGCGGCGGCGGCGGGGGCAGTGATGCAGGCGCTTCCACTGGTGGTGCTGGCACGGCTGGTCAAGGCAACAATGGCGGTACGGGTGCATCGTCGGGCGCTGGTGGTGGCGGTGGCGGTGCAAGCGCGGTTGGCGCTAACGCTGCAAGCAATGTCGGCGGCAACGGTGGTGCAGGAAGCACCACAACAATCGCAGGAACTACACCGAGCGGCGCATACGTCGCCGGTTCGTACGCGTTCGGTGGCGGCGGCGGCGGCGGTGGCAACGGGTCAACCGCTGGCACTGGCGGCAGCGGCGGAGGCGGTGCAGGAGCAACAGGTGCAGCAACCGCGACCGCTGGCACAGCCAATACCGGCGGCGGTGGCGGGGGTGCAGATGCAGGAGTCGGTAACTCCGGCGGCTCGGGCATCGTTATCGTAAGGGTGGCAGTCTGATGGCTCATTTCGCTTTGATCGACTCGGCGAACATCGTCCGCGAGGTCATCGTCATATCGAACGCTGATTGCGGTGGCGGAACCTTCCCGGCATCAGAACCCATCGGGCAAGCGTTCATCAATGGGCCGCACCCCGACAACCTCGCCCTCGCAGGAGTGTGGAAGCAGACAAGCTACAGCGGTTCGTTCAGGGGCTGTTTCGCTGGGATCGGATTCTCCTACAATCCCGTAGCCGATGTCTTCGTGCAGCCAGCAGCAACCGAAGCACCATGAGCACGGACCCGTTGGCATTCGTCGGCCTCGCCGTGGCGCTCCTCGCGGGCCTGTCGTGGATTATCAAGGCGCAGATCAGCATGTCGAAGCAGTTCACGCCGAACGGTGGGGCGAGCCTGCGGGATGCGATCAACCGGCTGGAGCGGGACGCCCAGGAAGCGCGGGCTGAGATGAAAGAACTCCGGCAACACGCGGCCGAATCCGATGAACGCATCATTACGAGTGTCGGAAAAGTCCACGCGAGACTCGACGAGCATGTACGCGACCACCTGACAACGAAGGGCCAGTGATGCGCACACGTAAGTTCTGGGAAGACGCAGCCGAACGCACCATCCGCACAATGGCGCAAGCACTCCTCGCACTCATGGGGACCGATGCTCTCGGCATCGTCGGACTGGACTGGGCGCAGATGCTGTCCGTCGCGGCCGGCGCTGGCATCATGTCGCTCCTCACCGCGATCGTCGCCACCGGCATCGGTGACAAAGGCACGGCACAACTATTGAAGGAGAAGCCATGAGCGCAGGATTCGAGGAGCAGGTTCCGGTCGAGCCGGAAGACGGCGGCGAGTTCGTCGACATTGAGGAGGCGGGCGAGCATGGCGAAGAAATACCTGCCTAGGAATGTGAACGAGGTCATCACCTGGTCACGTAATCAGGTGAAAGATCCGACACAAGACTGGACTGGGTTATGCCAGAGCCACTGTCGTCAGGCGTACGGTGTGCCGGCGTGGGCAGGGTCCGCCATCATCGCGTGGGGCAAGATCCCCAAAGCGCAGAAGACGATCGGCGGGAAACCATCCGACGCGCCACGCGGCTCCCTCCTGTACTACGACATCGGTCAATGGGGTCACGTCGCGATCGCGATCGGGAAGCGCACATCGTCGAGCTGCCTCTCCAACGACTACGTCCGCAAGGGCATGATCGACGCTTGCTCCCGTGACTTCCCGCGCTGGGGCGCTAAATATCTGGGCTGGTCAGCGTGGACCCCGAGCGGCAGCCTTCGACTCGACCCGTGACGGTGACGACGTCCTCCCAGCCTTCGAGTGGGATCAACGTCATCGCGTGGGGCATCCGGTCGGCGTGCTGACGGATGATCTGCTCGGGCACTCCATCCGTCCCACGTTCAGCCTGCCGAGTGAGGCAGGTCGCGAGGTCGGTGTCGACGATGACGATGCGCGTGTGTGCTGACGCGAACCTGGCGATGTTCAACCAGTCGCGGCGGTCCTGAATCTTCGTCGAGCAAGCATCGACGATGACGGAGCGGCCTTGACGGAGTAGGTCGGGGGCGAGGAGTTTGATCCCCGCGAGTTGGTTCGGACTGGACCGGCGGCCGATCGTCGACATCCTGCGCACCATCTCCGTCGACAGCAGCTCCTCGGTGGTGCGGTTCGCCGCGATCCAGTAGGACTTACCTGCACCGGGCGGGCCACACATGATCGTCAACGTCACATCCCGCATCCGCTGATCGTACCCAGACAGCAATACGCCCCGCAGCCCTTCGGAGTCTGCGGGGCGTATCAATGTGCCAGATTAGCGGGTCAACCCTCCACGGGCGCTGTGGTGACGTCCTGGACGTACTTCATCACCGTCGGCCGACTGAACCCCGAGATCCTCGCCAGTTCGACGATGCTCATCCCGTTCCAGTAGCTCCGACGCATCGACCCGATCAGGTGGTCGCGAGTACGCTCGACAACCCGCAACGCGATCTGGTGTTGATGCGCGGCCTCGACGAGATACTGCGACTCAGTCAACGTCACGACGTCACCAGATCGGACATGTCGAGGATCTCGAAGTCGCCGCGATCCCGCCCAGTCGCAGCGCACTCCGCTGCCACATATTCGAGGGCCGACTCGCGATCGTTGCTCGTTTGGACGAGCCGTGTCAGGTAATAAATCTTGTATGTCATTTGTTTCCTCCCGGTAGTGGTAATCGCTTTACATTCTAGGGCACGAGATTGTTGCAGCCATGACCGCCTGACCAGTGACGCCAGCCGCGCGGGATGAGGATGACGAACGCGAACGCAGCGTCCTGGTACTCCTCACGCCAGCTCTTGATCGGTGTTGAGTGGAGTCGAGCGAGGATCGCCCTCGCCTGCGGTCGTGGCATCCCAGCGTCACGGAGCCGCTTATAGACGTTCCACCCGGCACCCTGCCTCCACTGGTTGTCGAGGAACTGGTACTTCCCTTGCGCCGAGCTGACGGGGTTCTGTGCTCGCGGATTACCACGGCTCTCACGGTTCACGACACACGCCTTGAACGGTTCCCACGCGGTCGGGATACGGCCGGCCATCGCAACGATGCGGGCCGAGCTGGATGCAGGTTGCTCATTGGGGATCATCATCGACATCGCAAATACAAGATTTTCTATCATCAGGGGTCCGATCACTCGGGGACAGGGGATGGCGCACATCGGGCGCAAAGACCGGGATTCTCACCGGGTCAACTCCTTTCAACTTAGCATGGGTTCATGATCTGGTTCATGATCATCGAGTTTCTCGTTTGTGTCGTGCTCCTCGTGATCGCCGGCCGTGACCGTGGATAGAGCGTGGGTTGAGCAGGCGGCGTGCAGGGACGTCGACCCCGAGCTGTGGTTTACGACCGACCGCGACACGTACGAATACGCTCAGGCGATCCGCATCTGCGGCCGATGCGACGTGAAAGCGCAGTGCCTCAAGGTCGCGAGGAAGCGGCGGGAACGGCACGGGATCTGGGGCGGGGTCGACTTCAACAAATGAGAAAGCCCCAACCGTGACGGCTGGGGCTGACTCACTTACTTGCGGAAGTCGACGATCTCGACCCGCAACCCGAGAACCTCGAAGTCCTCGCGGAGCTTGCTGAACCGCTTCAGCGGGGTCGCGAGCTTCGTGAACGGGATCTCCGTCTTCGGCATCGTCAACGCGAAGATGACCGTCTTGCTGGACTTCTTGTTCTTGCTCATTGCTGCTCCTCTGTTGGTTGGGATGGTGCGTGCGCTCCAAGGAGTCGAACCTTGGCTAAGACCGTCAGCGCGGGTGACTCAGATCTTCACGACGTCGAACCAGATCACGTTGCTCGAAGTCTTCGAGTACGTCTTGTTCAGTTGATCGTTACCGAACTCCTCCGCTTGGATCAGCGACTTGAACCGGACGGCCTGGCCGCTGGTGTAGGAGTGGACTCGGTAGTACGTCTCGCCGCTCGTGTTGATCTTGGTCAGGGTCACGATGTACTCAAACATTGCTGCTCCTCTGTCATCAGGATTGAGGACGGCCGAAATATTCTGACACATTGCTGCTCCTCTGTTGAGTTGGTTTGACTTGCGTGCGCTCCGTGGAGTCGAACCTCGACGGAGACCGTCAGCGCGGGCCGAGCTAGATTTTGGTGACTGATTCGAGGTGCACCCCCTGGAGGAGGATCTCGCCGATGAAGATGTTGCCGCTTTTGAGGGTGAGGGTGCCCCCGGCGGTGTTGGTGACGGTGAAGCCGAGGCCGTGCATTTTGGTGATGGAACCGTGGTAGAGGACGTGATCGCCCTGGTGGATGGTGGGGGCTGAGGTGGTTCCGGTTGTTGTCATGTCCTTAGATTAGTCCCCCTGTCAGGGTAGTGTCAAGTCCTTTACACACTATTCGGGAAAATCTTTTTCGCCCCCCACTAGACACGATCGACGTCCACCCGCTAACCTCACGCTACCTACATAAGGGAGGAACACGATGAGCAACGTCAAGGTACTCCTCAGTCGGCGGGACGTCGCCGAACTGCTGGGCCTCAACGTCGAGACGATCAAATACCACCGAGGAACCGGCGGAATGCCCGACCCCGACTACATCGTTGACCAGAAACCGCTGTGGCGTCGCGACACGATCGATCAGTGGATCGCAAGGAGGGCGAAGTGATCAGCGTGGAGGACATCGCCCGTGTCCTCGTGTGGGCGAACGAAGGCGACAAGGCGGATATCGCAGCGGCACCCAGTGACGTCCTCGTCATGGACGATGCCCAGCAGTGCCTAGAAGACATCACGGAGGCGATTAAGTGAATCACGGGACGACGACGGCATACAAGAATCACGGCTGCCGATGCGACATTTGCCGGGCCGCGAAATACAAAGAAGCGAAGTTCTCACGGCTGCAACGGCTCCGCGGTGTAGAGCATCTCGTTGACGCTGCCCCGCTAAGGGACCACGTCGCCGCGCTTGTGGCTGCCGGGATGTCATTCAGGGCGATCGCGTTGTCGGCCGGCTGGTCACACCGCAATGGTCTCGCCGCCACGATCAAACGCACACGGGTCAAGCCTCGCACCCTTGCTCGTGTCCTTGCGGTGCGGCTTGACTGCGTCGATGCGACCGGATCTCGCCGACGGCTCCAAGCACTCGCGGTCAACGGCTGGACGATGGACTACTTCGCACGCCAGCTCGGACATCGGACCTGTACGGTCCGAGCACTCGCAAACGGTCAGACATCGACGGTCCGGGTCAACACCAAAGACGCCATCCGCGACCTCTACGAAACTCTGTGGGATCAGCCAGGACCGAGCAAGCGGACCGCAGCGATCGCCAAGGGCAAGGGATGGCTCCCCGCACTCGCGTGGGATGACGACCTCATCGACCGGCCGGAGTATCAACCGGAGGATGTGCGACGTCGCGGCGTGTCCGGTGGCGGGTCAGGGATCACCCTCGAAGACATCGAGGAGGCACGGGAGCAGGGCTACGAGTCGGCGCAGGAAATCGGGTGGAGGCTCGGCGTGTCACGCGATGCCGTGCAGCAGATCCTCTCCCGATCCCACCGGATCGCATCATGAGCCTCGCCGACCTACGCATCGACCCCATCCTCTACCGGCGGACGTACCTCGAAACGTGGGCGGATGTGCAAGCCGTCGACCCTGGATTCGCTGACCAGGCACTCGTTGATGCGATCACCCTCGTCGCGATCGCTGAAGCATCCGACCGTCAGCAAATCATCCTCGCCCGGAACCTTGTTCACGATCACAACTGTCCCTCGACGACGTGGCGATGCTCGATCCGCGACAACCTCACCCTCGCACGTCACCGGAAGATGTACCGGGCGCAAGGATTACGAATGCTCACAACGATAGAACACCTACTCATAAGGAAGTTCCATGACGTATGACGATTGGAAACTCGCCAGCCCGCCGGAGGCTGACGAGGAGCGGATGCGGGCCGAATGCACGCAGCCACGTGACGATGATGACCCGTGCGACTACTCCGGCTGGGTCACCGCCCAAGTCACCAACGAGACGACGACGTGGACGTGCCCGACCTGCGACCACGAGCATGAGGATCGCACCGCTGACAGGTTCGCTGATGGCTAGGGCGTGGCATTGTGATGGACCCGGCTGCGACACGTGGACCAACGGCCTCGGCATTGATGACTGGCCGATCCTCACCCTCACCCAACACTTCTGCACCTGGGACTGTGTCATGCGCTACGCGGCCTCGAAAACCCCGACGGTCGTGATCGACAATGACTGACCCATTCGACGCCTGCCGTGTCGCATACGAGCAGGGCCAGCGGGACGCCATTGCTGCCGCCGTGCAGCGGGTTGAGGCGCTCATCTGCACCGACTGCCGAAGCCATCTGACCGTCGGTGATGTCTTGGGTACCTGCCTCTTTTGTGATGGCGCATGGGAAGCGATCGCAGCGATCAAGGGAGAACAGTGATGCCGATCGTCATCCCGACCGCGGCCGAGATTGATCGGATGAGTCTTACCCAGCGTGAAGCACTCACGGCCCGCATCCCGCAGATCCGTGACCTCCTCGCCGACACCATCACGAGGCTCGAACGGTCGCAGCGGATCTTCCCGAACGTCACCGACCTGCGGGCCGCACGGCTACGACACTTCGACCCAGCGGCCGAAGTGGAACGCGCACGGAACATCCTCGATGCGATGCCAGCCGACCCGGACGTTGAGTGGCATCGAACCCTGTTGCAGACGGCACTCCAATGACCGAGGTGCGATGCCCAGACTGTGAAGCCCTCCTCACGGAACTCGACTGCCTCGAATGTGTGTGGCACAAGCAGCATCAGAACGCGGTCCGGGTCATGGATCAGCGACTCGCGGACCTCCCACCACCAGCCCGAACCCACTGCGCGAAAGGCCACGAAATGACCGAAGCGAACACCCGCATCGAAGTCAGGGTCGAAGGGAAGAAGTCGATCACGCGGGTGTGTAAGGCGTGCCGGAATGATCGTATGGCTGCGCAGCGGGAACGGCGGAACACAACTCAGCCCCGAGAGCCGGGCTGGCTCGATCGGGGCCGGGTCGCGTCAACCGGGAGGATGACGGAACAAACGTTACCAGCCGAGGAGCAAACGTGACCTTGATGATCGCACCGTTCCCGTACTTCGGTGGGAAGCGGCGTGCTGCGCCGATCGTGTGGAGGGCACTCGGTGACCCATCGGGTTACGTTGAGCCGTTCGCGGGTAGCGCAGCCGTCCTCCTCGCTCGACCAGACTTCTCAGGTCGACGCGTAGAAACCATCAACGACGCCGACGGATGGCTCGTCAACACGTGGAGGGCGCTGCAACTCGCACCGGATGCGGTAGCGGCCGCCGCGTTCGGTCCAGTCACGGAGATCGACTACCACGCCCGGCTCGCATGGCTACAGGAACGACGCACTCCCGACCTCGTCGCGTGGCTTGAAGGCGACCCCGAAGCGCACGACCCGAAAGCGGCGGGCTGGTGGCTGTACGTCGTCGCCTGCGGCATCGGCGACCCATTTGGTCCTGGGCCGTGGCGAACCGTCGACGGGTATCTCCGCAAACTGCCGCACCTCGGGAACGCCGGGCGAGGCGTCAACCGTGAACTGCCGCACCTCGGGAACGCCGGGCGAGGCGTCAACCGTGAACTGCCGCACCTCGGGGACGCCGGGCGAGGCGTCAACCGTGAACTGCCGCACCTCGGGGACGCCGGGCAAGGCGCGCTCGTCGCATACCTTCACCGACTTACTGAACGGCTCACACGTGTACGAATCACCTGCGGGTCATGGGAACGAGTAGTCAAACCATCAGTCACCCGCAGCGGGGCACAGGGCGACGGCTGCCGCGCCATATTCTTCGACCCGCCCTACTCAACGTCCGGCGACCTTTACGCGCACGTCGACATGGATGTCAGCCACGCCGTCCGCGAATGGTGCCTGACGAAAGCCGACCCCTTGATGCGGATCGTGCTCTGCGGATACGACAACGAGCACGAGGAACTAGAGAACGCTGGCTGGAGTGTGATGGCCGGGAGGTCCGGTGGTGGCGCAGGTTACTCCGTCCGCAGCGACAACGGCCGCCGGGAGCGTCTGTGGATGTCGCCCGCTTGCCTGTCAATGGATCAGCAGGGCGACCTATTCGCGGAGGCGATCGCATGAGCCAATCGAGGAAGCATCGCGGGTACGCGACGCAACGCATCGTCTCCGACTGGTTCACGATCAACGGCTGGCCGTACGCGGAACCAGTCGGAGCCGGCCGACCCGGCAGCGACATCACCGGGATGCCAAGCATCGACATCGAGGTCAAAGCACGGCGCGGGTTCGATCCCCTCGCCGCCATGCGCCAACAGGCAGACCGGGCGGCACTCGGCGACCTCGCGTTCGCCGTCCTGCGCATGGACGGGCAAGGACCAGCCGTGATCGGTTCATGGCCCGTCATCATCAGGCTGGATACACTCACCGAACTCCTCCGAGCCGCCGGCTACGGAGACACTCAGGAAATAGCAACCGGGAGCACGAATGAATGAGCACGTTTTACTCGACGGCGAATACTTAAACGCAGCGATCGAGCTGCGCAACATCGCCGAGATAAAGAAGAACCTCGCCATTATCGAAGCGGAGTGCAAGCGCATCATCGAGAAGCACCTCGCCATCGGTGAACGAGGCGTCACACCTGATGGTGAAGAAATCATCACTGTTCGAGCCGGCGCGAAGAGGTTCGATGCGGGACTCGCGGCCGAGAACCTCCCGAAGGAAGTCCTCGCGCAGATCACCACACTGCAAGTCGATGCGCAGCGGGCTAAGATGATCCTCGCCCCCGCACTTTTCGACTTGTGCTGCACTGAGAACCGGCCGTCGGTGATCGTCCTATGACCGTCATCAAGTGCCGGGCCTGTCAACTACCCATGACAACGATCGTGGCCAGTCGACTCCACGCAGGCTGCGACATTGATCCTGACATCCTTGCGACGGAATTGTTCAGCATCATCGAGCAAGCCATCAGCCAGCAACCCCGCACACTCCAAAACTCCATCGGTCCGTCGGAGATCGGCAACCCCTGCGACCGCCGCATCGGCTACAAACTCGCCGGCACCCAACCAGTCAACGGCATCGGGGCCGTCAACTGGAAAGCGTTCGTCGGGACCGCCGTGCACGAGATGCTCGCCGACATCCTCGGCAAGGATGAGATCCGCAACCTTGAAGCCGACGACTTCACCGCGACCCGCTGGCACGTGGAGGAGAAAGTCAAGCCGGGACTCCGACTCAACGGTGAAGACGTCGAAGGCTCCTGCGACCTATTCGACGCAGCAACCGGCACCGTATGGGATTGGAAGACGACCACGAGGAACAAGATCAGGGAGCAGTACCGGCCGCACGGAGTCGGCGACCAATACGAAGTGCAAGCCCAGTTGTACGGGGCAGGCTGGGCCGCGCAAGGCTACGACGTCCGCACCGTCGGCGTCATCTTCCTCACCCGTGACGCTGAGTTCACCGACCGTCACGTGTGGCACACACCCTACGACCCGAAACGGGCCGCCACCGCCCTCGAACGAGTCAGGGGGATCAGTAACGCGATCACGGGACTGGGGGCCGCTATGGCGATCCCACTGCTCGACACGGCACCCGCATACTGCCGATTCTGCCCCTACTTTCAGGGCAGCGGCTCCAACGATTCCCGATCCTGCGCGGGAAACTTCACAGACAAGCAGGCAACCGCAACACTCACCCAACTGATCGGAGCATGAGCAATGAGCGCAATCGCAGACGCACTGGCATCGGGCGGCACATACCTGAAGTGGGAGCACCCCGGCACGACCTACACCGGCATCATCACCGACGTCACCATGAGGCAGTCACGCAAGTACGAGTCCACCGAACTTGACACGTGGGACGACGGCACGGCGAAAATGCAGGTCGTCCTCACCCTCGCCACCGACTACCGGGACTCCGGGGAAGACGACGACGGCACCCGCATGATCAGCATCAACCTGTGGTCCGGGCAGAAGAAAGCACTCGTTACAGCGTGCAAGGCGGCCGGTGTCCCAGAGCCGCAAGTCGGGCAACGCTTCACAGCCGTGCATGTTGCAGGGATCGGCAACGCGAAAGCACCGAGAGTCTTCGAGTACACCCTCCTCGAAGGGCCGACCGGTGTCGCAGCCGTCCTCGATGTGCAACCGACCGCAGCACCAGCACCGGCCGGCGCGACACCAGTCGACACCGCGAAGCAACTCCTCGCCCTCGGGATGAGCACCCAAGAAGTCGCAACCGCATCCGGACTACCCGAGACAGTCGTCGCAGCACTCGCCAACCTCACGGCACCCTTTTAAACCAGTGGGCGGCGGTTCGAGGGGGCGGATAGCACCCCTCGGGCGGACAACGTCGGGAAGACCGCCGCCCACTGCACTACCCACCTGCAACCGGGAGAAAGAGAATGAGGCATGACAACCATCACCGAGATCCTCACGAATGAAGGGCCGGCCGAAATCGCTGCCCAAATCGCGAACCTCGGCGGATACGTCAAGACCAAGCCCTCGAAAGCCGGTCGGCGTCAATGGGTGATCCAATGCCCGCACCCAGCGCACCCCGACCTCAACCCATCCGCGACCCTGTCGGAAGCCATCGACGGAACCGCCCTCATGTATTGCTTCGGTGGGAGCTGCAACAGCAAACCGTCCGACGTTTGGTTTCGTGAATCGACGCAGCGGCTCCGCGACCGTCAACAGTTCATCCCAGCGAAACCCAGAGCGAGCAGCTCGGGCAGCAGCACCGGCGGCATCGAAGTCGCCACCTATGTTTACTACGACACGGCCGGCAACATCTTCCACAAGATCCGCTACGACCTCGGTGGCGGACACAAGAGGTTTCAATGGCGGACCATTAAAGCCGGCACATACATCGTTGGTCTCCTCAACACTGCACTCGAAGACCTCCTCCCCTACGGCAGCCAACAACTAGCGGACAAGCCAGGACAACCAGTCCTCTGGGTCGAAGGGGAGAAAGACGCCGACCGTGCCCACGACCTCGGCCTCCTCGCCCTGTCCAGTGCAGGCGGCGCAGCCGGGCCGCTCCCCAACCTCACGATGCTCACAGGCCGGATCGTCAAGATCATCGCCGACCGCGACCCCGCAGGCATCCACCACGCTCAGCAAGTCCTCGCAGCGATCAAGCCATACGCATCCGAATACTCCCGCATCGTCGGCCCAGCACCACGACAACGCGGATCAGACCTATCTGATCACCTCGACGCCGGCCATTCGATCAACGACCTCGAAGAGAACCCCAACAGTGCCGACATCATCGAACTACCAACAGACGACACCCCCGACAGCAGTCCCTACGACCAAGCAGTCCAACGACGGTTCGCTGAACTCCGCATCCTCGAAGACGCCAAACTCCTCCTCGCCGCACACAAAGCCGGACAAGCACACCCACTCGACGCCATCAACCTCACCGAGTTCCTCACCCAACCAGACGAGACAGAGCAGTACAGGGTCACCGGACTATGGCCCGCGCAAGGCCGAGTCCTCCTCGCAGCCGCAGCGAAAGCAGGGAAAACAACGACAGTCGTCGCCAACCTCCTACCCTCCCTCGTCGACGGCCGGGCATTCCTCGGCGAACACTCCACCCAGCAAGTCACCGGCCGAGTCATCTACCTGAACATGGAAGTAGGCGAACGGGTCATCCGCAACTGGATGCGTCGAGCTGGGATCATTACCACCGACAACGTCGCAGTCGTCAACCTCCGAGGCAAAGCATCCGCCCTCACCCTCGCAACCGACCAAGGCCGCCAACGATTCGCAGCATTCCTCCGCAACCAACAAGCTGAGATCGTCATCCTTGACCCACTCGCCCCACTCCTCGCCACCCTCGGCCTCGACGAGAACTCAAACACCGACGTCGCCCTGTTCTTCTCCTGGTGGTCTGAGATGCTCAACCTCGCCCAAGTAACCGACGACCTCGTCGTCCACCACACCGGACACGCCGGCCAACGATCACGCGGAGCCAGCCGGTTACTCGACGAACCAGACGCCATCTGGACCCTCACGCGCGGACTAGGAACAGACCCAGACGACGACGAACTCCTCGGCTCCACCCAGCCGCGATTCCTCGCCGCATACGGACGCGACGTCGACAAGGCTGAAGAAGGACTCGACTACGACCCAGACACCGGACAACTCACCTACAACGGACGCAACAGGTCACAGACAAAGACCGCCGGCAAACTCGACCACCTCATCGAACTACTTAAAGATCAGACACCGAGAACAAAGAACCAGATCGCGATACTCGCCGGAGGCAACCGAAACTCCATCTACCGGGCACTCCAAGAAATGGAGGCAACCGGCCTCCTCTTCCCATCAGGCCGCACCCAGAACGGGGCACCACTCCTCGTACTCGACACCACGAAACTCCCACCACAATGACACCTGTATCACCTGTATTGATACTGATACATACATGTGTATGTATCCCCTATAGGGATACATACAGGTACACCTCCCCGATACACACCCCAAAGGCCACCCATGACAGAACAAGCCCGATGGCTTTCATCCATGCTCGTCGAGAAGGGCGTCCTCTCCGAAGCTGGACTGACCCGCAACGCTGGAATCCGAACATGCCGAACCTGCCGACAACACTGCCTCGCCGGGATCGCGATCACCGGACTCGACACCTGGCTTGACCCACAGACGACACCCCCGACACCACTCCCTACGACCAAGCAGTCCAACGCCGGTTCGCTGAACTCCGCATCCTCGAAGACGCGAAACTCCTCCTCGCCGCACACAAAGCCGGACAAGCACACCCACTCGACGCCATCAACCTCACCGAATTCCTCACCCAACCAGACGAAACAGAGCAATACCGGATCACCGGACTCTGGCCAGCGCAAGGTCGCGTCCTCCTCGCAGCCGCAGCGAAAGCAGGGAAAACAACGACAGTCGTCGCCAACCTCCTCCCGTCCCTCGTCGACGGCCGGGCATTCCTCGGCGA